ACATAATCTTGTGAATAGTAAGTCCCAATATATGGTTGAATTGCCATCATTAGATTTAATCTTTCATTCATCAGTTCGGTATCCTTAAGTTCATTAAAGTGACCGTCATAGAGATAATCATATTGGATATGATCACTCATCTTTTCCCAATCTTCTGGGGTTACGATGTTCTTGAGAATTAATTGAGTCTTGAGCATATCGTGGAAAAGACCACTAAATCTCTTTCTAAGTCTTCCTACAAATTTGCCAAACATCAATTCATCACGAAGAATTTCTGATGAACGACCTAGATTAAATCCACCATCTGAGGCAGTTCTAGATTCTGGCACATTAAGTGCTCTGAATAGTTTCTTTTGGAAATATTGAACGTCTGTGAGTTCTCCGAGATTTTGACCACCTGGAAGAGTTGTAATTTCAGTTCCTCTACCACCTTCTCTTCTAGGTAGCCAGAAGTCCTCCATCATACTCATAAACTTCTTATCATCACGCATTTCACCAGTATTTGCGTCATAAACAAGTTTATTTCTATACCTGTTCATTACATCACGTAGATATTGCTCTGCCTTTACCTTAGGTAGATTACCTACGTCGATGTAAAAGATACGACGTTCTGGTGCTCTGGAAAGACGATAGATAACAAGAGCATCCTCAATCATTCTAAGTTGATTAAGTGCTTTGATTGCTTTGTGTAGATATGATAGTGTTAATTGTCTGTTTCTATCAATTAGTCCTGAGGTAACAAATGTGATTGCATCTCTTGCAATCTTTACCCCACGGTTTGGTGCTCCAGTTTTCTGAATAGAACCTTGTGGGTAGTAAATGAAATACTCTTCAATTTCTGGGTCTTGGAACGAATTGAAATTATCAGGATCTACTTGATTTACGTAATTTCCACCAAGATTATTTTTCTGTCCTCTCTTCTTTTTCTGCTCCCTTACGTATCTGACTTTAAGGGCATCAATATATCTAATATCCTGAATTCCTTCATGAGGATTTTTAAGATCAATTACTTTATGATATAAAAGTCTTCCATCAACGTACCAGTTTTTAAATATTTCATGAGACTTTTTATCAAAGTCCATCATATCTTTGATATACTTAAATTCCTCTCTAATTATTTTCTTTAGAGAATCACTTGCATTTAGATTGCTTAATTCTATCTCTACGGGAGAGTCGTTTAAATCACTTACGATAGCCTCATTTACAACATTTTCGATAGCACTATCACACTCTGGATGAAGTGCCATCTCCCTATATCTGCGGATTAGATCATATTCATTTCTATAGACACCCTCAATATCTACATATTGTCCATAAAACCCACTTGTGATATAATAATCAACCCCGTCCTCGTTGTTATCGGGAACGGGGGATACTGCACCTTTGGGTAATTTATCTTCGTCTTCAATAGAAAATCCAAATAGTCTTGCCATTTTATAAGTCTAAACTTTTTATTATTTAGATTACTTGTGAAGAGGCACTATTTGAAGCATCAGCAGCTTCCCACCACTGAACTTGTAGATCTACGGTAAATTCCTCGATCTCATTTTCATTATTGTAAGATAAATCAATTTGAGAAAGATTGGTTGGGAATACACCGTGAACAATATACTTCCTCAGAACGTCAATTTGACCACCTTGTGATCCTGGAGTGTTTAATCCAGTAAAAGCACCTCTTGAAAGTTGAGTAACATTCATATCAACCATATATTGATTGGGATTGATAGTTCCACTTCCATCGGAAACTTTAACAATATAGTTCATCCATCTTTCAAAAAGATTTCTCCACTTAAAGTCTGTGTCATTAATTACTGTAATTGTCCAGACATCAAATGTTCTATCTCCGGCAATTTTCAGTGTTCTTCCTCTGAAAGGAACTGGAATTTCACTAATTGTAGAAGCTGGGAGACCAGCACTCTTAATCATCATGTAATCATCAGAGCTTAGTGTGATTGCTGAGTCAAATGGTAGACTAAATGTTGATGATGGAGCACTACCAAAACTTACTTCAAATAGATTGCTACGAGCACCTCCACCTGCTAGTTTAGTTTTAAATCTATCAATTGTTCTTTCGCTAAAATTGGGCATGGTTCTTCTCCTTTAAATTAAACTGTACCTACAACGGTTTCAAATGAAACTCCAGTTCTCGTAGCAATAAAGGTAAGTCCAATAAAGTTAATAGAACGAGCTGGTTTTACATATATATCAGCAATAAATTCATTTCTATCAATAACATCTGGTGTGTTATTTGTCTCATCGCAAACTAAGAGGAAGTCTGTTATACCTCTCTTAGCCTGTACATCTCTTAGATATGGTTCTACAATATTTACAAAGTTTGCTCTTGTAGCAGCATCATTAAATTCAAATAGTTGAGCATCTGCAGCACTTCTAATTGCATTTTCAATTGTAATGAATAGTCTACGAACGTTAATTCTATCGAAAGCAGATGTATAGGATAGTGCGGTCTTGTCCCCGTAAAGAACAACTCCAGATCCTGGATAATTGATAATTGGATTTATTCTATTAGAATAAAGTTCATCCCTATCATCCTGATTTGGATTGTATGATAGTTTAATTACATTCTTTAATGTTCCTCTTACCTTACCTGCTGGTGAGAACCAAGGATGCTGATTAATATCAGTTCTTACACAAAGACCAGCAACATCTGCAGAGCAGGGCATGTATATAAATTCTTTATTGAATCTATCGTATACGTATTGATATCCTGAATCGAATACTGCGTATGATGAGGAAGTTAAAGGACTAAAGAACTTGATAACATTATCAAGTTTTGTTGACTCTTGATTTACATTAACAGTAGCAGATCTATATGGTGAAATGAATGCTACGCAATCTTTTCTATTTTCTGCGATTGAAATTAGATAATTTGCTCTTGATTGTTCAAATTCAATTGAACCGGAAGCACTTCCTTGAAGTAGGAAATTCAGACCAACCTCATTTGGATTGGAAAGTTTTTCTAGTGATACATTAATATCACCTAAACTTACCTCAAATCCTCCAACATTTGTTGCTTTATTTGGAGCAGTTGAGTAATCTTTTCCTCCAGTAATTGTGAAAGTTTTATTTCCAATTGAGTTGAAATGTACTCCTGAAGATTCTTGAGCAAATACTCCAAGACTTGTTGAAATTGGTGTATAACCTGAACTGAATCTTGAAGCAGATTCTGTTACTCCCCAGAATGAATCAGTTTTTAGCTCACTTCCCGCATAAATGTATCTCGAATTGGCAGCAAGATATGACTTGTAAAATACATTCTCTGAAGGAGAAATCATAGTATCTGTTGCTTTAGAGAGGTTTCTAAAGACTTCAAGAATTTGCTGAGATGTTCCTGAAACGTTTCCTGAATTTTTGCTATCAATTACAGCAACATGGAGAGCATCATTACTTCCACCTCTTTCTAGAACATATTGATTACTTCTAGGTTTAGGTGCGATTGATTTCCATAGAATATTTTGACCATCGCCAGCAGCAGTGCTTAAAACATATTGGGTATTATACCAATCGTTAACAGCAGTTGGGAGAAGTGTTCCAGCATTTGAAACAGCGTTTACAGTGATAATTTCAGATGTTACTGTATTGATTAAATAATCACCTGAAGTAATTGTTGTAGAACCGACTCCTAAAGTTGAAAGTTCAAGTATTGTTGCAGTAGTTCCAACACCAACAGAAAAAGTTCCAAAATTGCTATTTAAAGAGAGAACTTTAACAGAAGTTCCGTCAGCAACAGTTGCTTTAGTTGTTCCAAAAACTGCTGCAGTATTTACTTGAATGTTTCCGGCAGAAGCATTTGCTACACTTGCAACACTTAAGATGAAATTACCCATCTGAAGGTAATTTGCTGTGGTTATTCCTGTGGCATCTGAGAGATAAAGTTGATCAGAACCCACCAAGAAATTTTGATTTCCACTCATGTCAATTGAAGTGGTTTTTACAACGTTAAGGAAATTGAACGCATTACCACTTACAATATTTGCAGCTGGAAATGTTCCTAATCCTGCTCTTGTTGCTGAGACTGAATTTGCACCAACTGCTAAAGATCCATTTATGGAGATTGATGTTGATGGACTGAATGAATATATTCCTCTTTCAGTATAATCTTGAGATGTTTCTGTTCCACCAGCACTAATTTTATTAGTGATTTTTACATAAAACTCGGAATTACCAATTCCAGAAACTATACCTTTTAGAGTTTCTCCATTTGATAAAACTTGAGTTATACCATTACCTACTGAAATTCCTGTAGTATTAATTCCAGTAAATGTTTGGTCTGCAAAATTATCAATTACACAAACTTTGATGTTTTCAGCCCAATATCCTGGATTTTTTGCTGCCCAATAATAAGTTGATGATAACTGACCTTGATAATCTTCAAAGTTCTTAACCTTAATGCTTGTTGAAGCTGTTCCCACAGCAGCATTAGCATTTTTAAGGTTTGTTGAGTCTGCTCTTACTACTTTAAGACTTCCGCCATAAGAAAGGAAGTTTGAAGCTGAATACCAGTACTCATAGTGATAATTCTCTTTTGATGGAGGACCAAAGGTATTTAAAAGATCTTTTTCTGTTCTAATCTCTACTACCTCTTCTACTGGACCTCTAGCAAATGGTCCTGCAATACCTGCTGATAAAGGTGAGGTTGCATTAACTGATCCTGTAGTTAAATCAACCTCTTTAATTGAAATACCTGGAGATGATAAGCTTAAAGCCATTTTGACTCCTCTAACTGCTTCATTTTGTTCTAAAAGTATTTATAAATTTACCCTTTTATCTATATTCCCACATGTAGGAACGATCACCGTACTCATCGGTATACCAAACATCACCATCGGCATCAACTTCACCGGAAAGTAAAGTATCTATTCCATCAGATATAAATCCAAAGGGTGCCATATCCTGTTCTATTTGCTCTTTCTGCTCATCATACAATCTTTTTCTCACATCTTGGTCTGTGAGCTCTTTGAAATAGTCTTGAGCAACCAACCAGGCATAAATTACCAGACACATCGCAAGGTCATCATTACACCCTTCTTCTGCTTCGAAGGAATTATTTTTTTGTATGAAAGTTGTAAGTTCACTTATGATCTCGTAATCATTAAATATCAGTTTATCCTCTTCGATCATGGTTTTAAGGTTTATGCATCCAACCTTCTTCACAGTTTTGGACATTTTTAATCCAAGTTGAGTTTTATTACCAGAAAATCCTTGACCAACAATTTGACCTGCCCTACCTCGCATAGAGCACATTAAAAGATTATTATATTCTAGATCGTACTGGATTATACTTGCTACTTGATCACCAACATCATTCACCTCACATAATATAAAAGCACTATTATATGCTTTAGCTACCTCATAAATTATGCTTGGGAAAAGCATAGGTTTAATTTCTGAGTTTCTATATTTTGCAACTATTTTATGGGGGAAAGAGGTTATATCAAAAACTACAAATGCAGAATAATCCTTACCAACACCTCTAGCAACGTCTACTGTAATTAAATAGTCTTTATTATCTTTTGCTTCTTCATATACGTCCAATCCTTTATTTCTCTTGATAGGATTGTCATACACTAAATTTTTTAATTTGCTTGGAGAAATTAAAGTATCAACAGAACCTAAGAATTCACATTCAAATTCTACCTTAAATTGCTGCTCACTTGTGTTTGCAATAGTTTGTTTTTTCCAATTATCATCTCTACCAGGTACTTCAGACCAGTGTACTTCTGTTGGAACATATTCATTTAATTTACGTTCAGCATCATGCCACATGCGGTAGAAATGGTTCATACCGTGTGGTGTTGATACTATAATAACTTTTGTGCTTTGACCTGAAGAAATTGTAGGATAAACAGAAGCAAAAAACTGATCTGCAATATGATTTGGAATGAACGCAAATTCGTCCAAGAAAATAATGTTATATGATCCACCACGAACAGCAGACGCCGATGTGGATGATGATAAGATCTTAGAACCATTCTCCAGTTCCATGGATCCCTTATTCCAGGCTATAATCCCCTGCTGAAGCCACTTAGGAAGATTTTCATAAGCAGTTTGCAATCTACTTAACAGATCCTTGGCAGTTGATGATTTGTTAGCAAGAATGGCAATATTTACATTATCATTAAAGATTGCATAATGTAGTAGATAAGAAACTACAGTAGTAGATTTACCAGTCTGCCTAGGCATTTTGCAGATGTTAAATCTATTTTCGTGGAAGTTTCTAATTAATTTTTCTTGGAAATGATATGGTTCGAATAATTTCAAACCATAATCCAGAGTTACAATCTGAACATAGTTTTTAGCAAAATATACCGGATCGTTTTTACATTTAACAAATTCTAAAATTTGTTCTTCAGTAAATTCAATAGGCGTATTTGCCTTTTTAAGTAGCGGATTGCCTAAGTAAATATCTTGTGCCATAATGAATAAAAAATTAAATTAACAATTCCAAGCTCTTAGTGATTTATTGATTCTGCTATTTGGATCGTTAGCAGTTTTTGCTGATGTTAATTTCTTTTTCATTCCAGACATTCTGTCACAAAATGACGCCCTGCGGGGATTTCCAACCTTCTTTGAAGGTGCCTTAAGGTCGCTTCCAGGATTTTCTCTTTCGTAAGATTTGCGTCCTTTTTCATTTAGACCGCCTGATTGATTTTTACCTTCTTTACGTTGCCAAGCAGCAACTTCAGTTAAGAAATCGTCAAAGGTCTTTTGTTCTTTAATATCTTCATCACTAGAAAGATATTCTGCAGCAGTATCAACAAAATCTGCTGCTCTTGTAATTTTTGATTGAACCCAAGCAGGAAGTTGTTGATCTCCTTTTTTAATTAGTCTTCTTAGAATATTAATAGATCTTTCAATCTGATCAAACTCAATTCTTGCCATATATCCCTCATCATCTTTCTTCTTTCCAGAAGCAATTTCTTTATGATCTTCTGGAATGAACTCTTCATTTGCAGGATGTACTCTTGCAATACTATATTTTTGCC